TTCGCCGCGATCGGTGAGGTTCCCGCCGCCAGCATTAGCACCGGAAGCCGTGCGAGTGATGCGTGAAACACGATTCCCTTTTCGCCATTCTTTTGTCAGAAGACCGCGATCAATGTGTTCGGTATCCAGCCAGGCTGAAATGAAATTCTTAAATTCATAGGGCTGATGTTTTTTCGTGATAGAGAACACTGCCTTAATTGCATCAGTCAGGCGGAGCAGGGCGGCATTATCCAGAGTTGTCGGTTCTGCCATGCTGCGTATGGCCAACAGCAGATTCTGGACATAGCTGTTTTCCTGATCCATCTCAAGAGCAGTAATGTGTTTGCGTTGTTCACGGGTGGCATGATGCAGGTATTTCCGATCCCCGGCTGCATACGTAAAAATGTGCAGAAGACGCTGTGTGAACCGCAAAGTGGCTACAGAGACTTCGCAATCCTGGCAATCCTCGTGGGCGTCTGCCTGCGCGTTTTCTTCCTGGCCTCCCGCCAGTTCTTTGGTTTCTTGAGCATTATCCTGGTGGTGAACGTCGTCTGGCGCTGCTCCCGGTTTTAGTTCCCAGGTCATGGAGTCTTTGCTGAGTTGATAGCGTTCACTCCAGGTAAAATCGATCTCACCTTCAGGGGGAAGGTCATTAACGACAGGAAAATTTGTGGCAACAGCTTTAAAATAGTTGCTCAGTTTTTTACCTGACTTAACGATCAGGTAGTCCAGAGTGGCGCAGGTCGATTCAAAATCGTCACTTGCCCACAGGACGACGTCAGGTTCACCGGATGATTTTTTCGCTTTCCGTAAAAGGAAGAGTGGTTTTGTGCTCATTGTTTTTTAACCTCAACTCAGATTAAAATTACTGCGAGTGATGAATAAATGTCCCAGGTTCTTCACTCAGGCCTGCACACTGTGCAGGCTTTCTTTTTTTCAGATTTCACCGTTTAATTTCATTGCGATCAGAGTTGCCAGAAATCCGGCTTTTTTTTCTGCGGGCAGATTCTTTCCGATGTGAACCAGGCACATTTTTGTGACACCTTCATCAAGTGTTTTTACGTTGCCTGATGGACCATCGATATCAACCACAGTGAATGGGGTTTCTTTATTTTCTGTTTTAATTACGTAGCCAATGCGCTTTCCTTCCAGATTCACCTCGTGAACAATGTCATCGGTAGTTACAACAGTGGCTTCATAATTGGTAATCATGTTTTTCTCCTTAATTAAGGTTGAGCGAATCTCTACCATTTCTGGCATAAATTCAGTTTCGAATAGTCAATTAATTAAAGTTCGTGTGCCATCTGGTCTTTTTCGGCACAGATTTCACTACAATATTTTTTCATTTCCGTCGTTGGTATAACTCCACGCATGAAATGAAGTGGTCTTGTAATGATTTTGCTTTCTTCAATTTCTTTATTGCAAAGGTGATAAGCACATTTTATTTTCTTAGTCATTACCATGACTCCGCCTTTACAGGTAAACCATCACGACCGAGGAAGACTTTAATCATGCAGTCAGAAATGCATGTTTTTGTAGTCAGGCTACGAATATAAAGTTTTCGCTTTTTAATATTGTTTGCCGAGGCGATATATGTCCGACCTTCATGAAGAACATAATCGCCAGGGGTCACACACTGACGTGGTATTTCATCAGTTCCGAAGTGATGAGCAATCATAATTATCTCCATTTTTACAAATGAATTTTGTCGATGCGGTGCCTGGTGCCTCCAGGTGACGTTAACCAGTTAACAATTAACGCCGGATAATCCACCCATAACACTGATGCTTTTAACTGTTCCGCGTGCGCTTAGCCGCATTCACCGCATCACAAAATTCACTTTAAAAAGGGCGGACATCAGCCGAACTTCAAGAAAAAACTGATGCCGCCAAGACTACACACAGCAATGTCGTTATTTACAACCGGAGGCGCACTCCCACCATTTAAATTTAACAGACAAGACCGACTCTTTATGAATACCGGAAATGCGCCTTCGTGTTGTGCGCCTGTCTTTTTACCACTTCAGGCTCGGTGGTATACTGGAGTTCTCACACAACCAGTAATAAGGTATTCCTATGGATAATAAAGACAAAGCCTGGCTACTTGCTTTAGCTTTCAGCATCAGATCGCAGCGAGAAACAACTCATCAAGAATTTTTCTCGGAAATCGAGAATGCTGAGAATGAGTTTTTGTCACTACTCAATGAACGTGATGCTAAAAAAAGCGCCGATTCACTTAAGGCTTGGGCGAAACTAGGCTCTTCAAAATAATTGCTTCTGTAGCGGCATGAACAACTGTTTTTGCCGCCTCTTCAACTTCCTTGTCTGGACGACCAGCCTTTACTTTTTCTGCAATGACCTCCAGCACAGTTGGAAGAACCTTGCTAATAAGCATGGCTGCCACATCTTTGCTGCACAATTGACCGTTAATAACAACCAGATCTTCACCAACCATCTTTTTTCCCCTTAACGCCGGGTGGCGGAACTGAAACCTGTCGCACCGTTGTGCTTTGATGGAATACATTGTTCTATTTAGATGAACATATGTCAACACAATGAATCCATAAAGGTAAAAAAAAACCGCCTTCCGGCGGTATGATTTTGTAAAATAAAGAATTATTTTTGACGTGTTATCGGATCAACGTATTCCGAGTAAAATTCAGTCAATTTTTGAAGTCGCATTTGAAAAGCTGCAAGCATATTTCTGCGTTCTACAGGAGGTAGGTTTCTGTAAACATCGAGCAGGGCTTTCTCATCATCATCAAGCACTTCCCTGCTCGTATCCTCCTTTCCCGTCAGTAGCCAGGAAAGGGAAACATTTGTGGCTTCCGCTATTTTGGCCGCGGAATCTTTGCTGATTGTCCCTCTCTTTTTCCAGGCATTAACTGACGAACGGCCCACTCCAGCGATGCGCGCTAAATCTGAACCGCTTAAATGATGCTGTTGCGAGATCGCATCTAATCTCTCCGCCAGCGGGGTGTCGTATTGCTTTTTTCTCATGTCCATTTGGCAATTATAACCGTTCAGTGAACACTAACAATTCCTCAGGGTGTTGACTTATGTTCTTTTTAGGTGAACAATTGTTGTGTTTAATTGACGTGGAGGTTGTATGACTGCTTTGGACAAAGCAATAAAGATTGCCGGTGGTATTCGCCCACTAGGGCGCGCGATAGGGGCCTGGCCGTCTCAAATACACAAATGGGCAAATGAATACAATGGACGGGTGCCGACAGGGGAACGGGTCCGTCAAATTTACCTTGCAACTGGGGTGACTCCTCATGAATTACGGCCGGATTTATACCCGGATCCAACCGACGGTTTATCTGTTGGATGTAAGGCTAACACACAAGATGAACCGGAGTTGATTCATGAAAATCAGGCATGAGCACATCGAATCAGTGTTGTTAGCCCTGGCAGCCGAAAAAGGGCAGGCGTGGGTCGCTAACGCAATTACTGAAGAATATCTGCGCCAGGGGGGAGGTGAATTGTCTCTGACACCAGGCAAGGACTGGAACAATCAGCAGAACATCTATCGCCGTTGGTTAAAAGGTGAAACGGAAGCGCAAAGGGAAAAAATTCAGAAGCTGATCCCAGCAATTCTGGCAATCCTTCCGCGGGAGCTGCGTCACCGACTCTGCATCTTCGATACCCTGGAACGCCGTGCATTACTGGCGGCGCAGGAAGCGTTGAGTACGGCAATTGATGCGCATGATGATGCGGTCCAGGCTGTTTACCGTAAAGCGCATTTCAGCGACGGCGGTTCGTCCGGCGATTCTGTTGTTGTTCATTAAGTGAATAGGGTAACTAACAATGAAAATCAAACCGTTTATCAATGCTGGAAATCTTACTCCCGGCGAACTACGAGACTGGATCCTGAAACTTGCAAAAAATGCAGAAATTGCGGGTTGGGGTACAGAAACTTCGGTTCGGAAGCTTCAGAGCGCAGAACTTAGCCTGCGCTCAGTTATGGACGATTTATCCCCAAGAATTAATTTTCTGGGGTCAGAGCAAATAATTCGTTCGGAAGATCACTCCAGCGAAGTTGCGGAAGTTCTGAATACTCTGAGGATAACTTTTGCTGCCGTTCGCGATATTCAACGAACCATTCTCTCATTGATTTCTCAGCTTCAAGAAATTGATAGTCGCATTCCTGACGGGGGTCATAGAGAGCGTCTTCCAGAATGTGAAGAGCAAGGACAGGGGAAACAGATAAGGGATCAGTAATACGTTTTTCACTTGCCTGGTATAGCAATCTCGCCAGCGAATCATAGCTACTGGGGCTCAGGAGAGAATCCCGTGAGTGATTTGTAAGAATCAGGTGGAAGCGGGTGAGAACTATAGCCCTGCATGTTACCAGGTTAACCATGTCGTGGTCGTGCTGGTTAATTTTGTACACAGTGCGCATGTGATTTTTAATTTTTTGGCAAACAGCCATTAAAGACATGTCGAACCTCCTTTGGTTCTGTTGATTGGGGAATCACAGATTATATCCGGAGGAAGGTTCGACACCAGATGAGGCAATTATGGTTAAGGCTAAAAACATGCCAAATCCCATGCCAAAAACTAAGGCAAACAATGAGCCTTATCGCAAGGTAAAAATAACGATATGGGATGATCCCAAATTTAGGGCGTTATCTCCTCTGCCTCCAAGTGGACAGAGTTTGTTTATTTATCTGCTGACCAGTCCATTTACCGGGATTATTCCTGGGTTGTTTAAAGCCGGGCGGGCAGCAATGGCTGAAGAGTTGGGGTGGGATATCGAAGCCTTTGACTTAGCCTTAGGCGAAGCCATGAATCTTGGCATGGTGAAAGCAGATATCAAAGCCAGAGTTTTTTGGCTCCCGAATGCTGCGAAACACAATCCGCCAAACTCGATAAATGTCATTAAATCCTGGGCAAAGGCATTCGCTTTAATTCCTGATTGCCCTCTCAAATGGGAGGCCAGGGAATCGCTGAGAGCCGCGTCCTACGGGGTTTCTGAGGCTTTGGGGATGGCATTCGATAAGGCAATCCCTTTGCCTGAGGATAAGCCTAAGGATAAGGCTAACGCTTTGTCATGCGGTATCCAGATAACAGATAACAGATATATAAACCCCACACATAACGCGCGCGTGCGCGAGAGTGCTCCGGCCAGTGAGGCAAATGGCGTGCCGTTGCAGACAGCGGAACCTGATTACCTGGAAGTCCTGAGCGAACCCATCGGGAAATTTCCTATGACCGATGGCTGGCATCCGTCGCCGGATTTTCGACGACGGGCTGCGCTGTGGGGCGTGGCTCTTCCTGAGCCGGAATTTACACCAACTGAACTTGCCGCCTTCCGGGACTACTGGGCAGCGGAGGGGAAAGTTTTCACGCAGGTTCAGTGGGAGCAGAAATTCGCCCGTCACGTAAATCACGTCAGGGCGCAGGTTAAACCAGTCAGCAAGGGGGTGAGCCATGCAGCAGCACCAGGCGGCACCGCATCACGGGCAGTTCAGGAAATTCGGGCAGCACGTGAGCAGTGGGAACGTGAAAACGGATTTATCAGCGACGGAAACGGCGTGGAAGCTGTGGGAACTCATGGGGGAGGTTTATTCGAACCGCTGGACCCAGAAGAACGGGGCCGCACCTTCGAAGCTCTGGATTGCACAGATTGGCGCGATGACTGAGCAGCAAATCCGGCAGGTCTGCCGCCAGTGCATGGACCGTTGCAGGGCAGGTGAAACATGGCCTCCGGACCTGGCTGAGTTTGTGGCGCTGATTTCGGAGAGCGGGGCAAATCCATTTGGTCTGACGGTGGATGCTGTGATGGAGGAGTACCGCCGCTGGCGCAACGAGTCCTGGCGATACGACGGAAGCGATAAATATCCGTGGTCTCAGCCCGTGCTGTATCACATTTGCCTCGAGATGCGTTCAAAGGGGATTGAGCGCCAGATGACCGAAGGGGAATTAAAACGGCTTGCAGAACGGCAGCTGACGAAATGGGCAAAGCATGTTAGTAACGGCCTGGGCGTTCCGCCAGTCCGGCGACAACTGGCGGCACCCAAACGCCCGTCGGGGCCAACGCCAATTGAGTTACTGAAACAGGAATATGAACGCCGGAAAGCGGCTGGGTTTGTTTGAGTTGAGAAGTAATTTTTACCGGGAGGAAATTTATGGAGACTGTTTTTGACGCACTGAAAGCGATGGGAAAAGCTACGTCGGTAGAGCTGGCTGCGCGACTTGATATCAGTCGTGAAGAAGTACTGAACGAGCTGTGGGAACTGAAAAAGGCTGGCTTCGTTGATAAAAGCGTATACACCTGGTGTGTGGCTGATAACAACGTTCAGCAGGAACAGCCAGCGCCAGAAGAACAGCCGGAAGAAACCACCACGGCGACAGTAGCGAAAATCTCAGAGTGCGATTTAACCGCGACGATTGAACAACGCGGACCACAAACGGCTGATGAGTTGGCTACATTGTTCGGTACCACATCACGCAAAGTGGCTTCAACGCTGGCAATGGCTATCAGCAAAGGTCGTCTGATTCGCATTAATCAGAACGGTAAATTTCGTTACTGCATGCCGGGCGATGATTTACCAGCAGAGCCGAAAGCTGCATCGGTAACGGAAACTGATGGTAAAGCCTTTCCTCAACCAGCAGGTGTTGCGTTACCGGGACAGGAAGCTGCAACACAGGAAGAAATTAAAACAGAAACTGTGGCGGATATTGTGCAGTCGTTGCCATCGTTTACTGCAACGCGAGCCGATGACCTGATTTTACCATCGCTGCATCTGGCAAACCGCGAACTGCGTCGGGCGAAAAATCATGTCCAGAAGTGGGAGCGTGTCTGCGCCGCGCTGCGGGAGCTGAACAAGCACCGGGATATTGTTCAACAGATTACTGATTCTTCCCGCCACGTTGCACCGGAAAAGTGATTGTCGGAGGCGCTTATGGCAAGAGTATTTACACAGGAAGAACGGGAAGAAGTGAAGGCGCGCATTGTGGAAGTGGTACGCAGAGATGGGCGGAAAACACGTAAGCAACTGGAGGATGAAACCGGAGCAACGAGACACCTGATAGAAGTTCTGGCGAAAGAGCTGGTAGTTAGTGGCGCAGTATATGGTTCAGGACATGGAATATTTCCTTCGGAGCAGGCTCGTAAGGACTGGATAAAAGCCTGCAAAAAAATGTCGAGAGCGGCAGTGAAAAAGAAGAGCGACCCTGACCTGATTTATTCATTACCAGACGGAGAAATACGTCGTTACGACAGGCGTCTGAACATAATCTGTCGCGAGTGCCGGAAGAGTGAGGTTATGCAGCGAGTGCTGGCGTTTTATCAGGGGAAATTTCAGGAGGTAATGCTGTGAGCGAATCAAAATGCCAGGTTAATGGCAATCAGATACAACCATGTGCGGCACTGGCAAAGTCCCTTGAGCATGATGCTGAATACACGACGCGAAAAGGTCTGCTGATATACAAAATCTGGAATGAGAGTTTAACTCGCGGTCCTGATTTGGTGATGTTGCGTTCCGGTGAATTTTCTAAATCACCAGTGCGGGTTTCATTTTGTCCGTTCTGTGGTGAAAGTCTGAAAACGTGGGCAGCGGAGGAAACCAGTGAGCAAAATTAACTATCAGGCACTGCGTGAGATAGCAAAACAGGCAACACAAGGCGAATGGGTCGCATTTATTTCGCCGGGTACTGGTACGTATGCGGTGCATACGCCCGGTGATAAACGATGTGAAGACGTTATCAAATGGACCGGCTTTGACGGACAGAAAAACGCAGAGAACAACGCTCGTTATATCGCAGCTTTCAACCCAGAAGTAGTGCAGGCGTTGCTGAATGAACGGGAAGCACAAAGCAAACGCATTGCAGAGCTGGAGGCCAGTTGCACGGCTCTGGCGGCGGAGAATGCAAGACTGAAGGCCGGGGCTATGTATTTCTCATATGGCTCTGAATTTAGTTTCGAGTGTCACAAAACTGCTGAGGAGGCTATCGCTGCTGCTGAGGCTGCAATTGACGACTATAGAGGCGATGCTTGCGATGGATGGAGCGAAGAGGTCGAAAGCATTTGCTGGGGGGTAATTATTCAGCAGGCAACCAAGGTCGGTGAACGCAAGAAGAGGAAATGCGACAGAGTATCACCATGGATTGAAAGAGTTTGTGATTATGAGCTTCGACCTAATGTCGAAACCCCAGCCACCGATGCTTTCCTGGCTGAAGTGCGGGCGGGGGCGTTTAACGACCTTTGCGCGGCGTTTGTCATGGACGCGAGGGGAGTAGGACTGGATGATGACGAGCTAGTGACGCTTAAAGATGCGACAGGTGCGCTGCTGCATTGTGCAGAACAGCTTAGGGAAGGGGGCAGTCAGTGAATATTGACACCACGATAACGATCGACACGGCTCTCAACACAGGTTTGGCCTTGCTCGGTTGGGTTTACATCATGTTCAGTGCAGTACGGTGGGTGAAATCTGTTTTTCTAAAGCAGTGGGATAAACTCCGCGAAAAATCACGCCGCCAACAGGCCGTAGATGAATTTTGCGATGCATTTTCTTTGGAATGCATGGAGCCAGGTAGCACCATCCGCATTGCAACGAAGGAGGACTTGATAATTATGATGTATCGACAGGAGAAGGCAAATGACAGAACAGACGATGACAAATCGTGAACTTGTTGATGCCGCGATTGAACTTGCTGGCGATTTTTATTCCATGATGGGTTACGAGCATCGACCTGGTTTTAAGTATTGGGAATCGCCACACCCGCAAGAACAACGGGTATTTCAAATGGCCTGCCGTGCTTTTGAGGTTATTCGCGGCTCTGATGTGATGGACGCCGTTGCCGACGTGAAGGATGAAGAGTGAACACAATTAAAGAAATGCCGGTAGTACGTGATGAATATGGCTGCTGGACGCATCCTGAATATGAAAAATTCTGTGATGGTAGAGAACTTATTTCAACGGAAGAGTTTAACGCATGGATGGAGGAAAATAATCTTCAATGGACCATCAGAACTATGGATGAAGATGATTTTAATCTGGACGCAGATGGTCCCGATATTGCCTCATGGAAACCGGAGCGCCCGGAAGGTGAAAGCTGGTTCATTGGTTCCATTCATGACACTGAAGATGGTCCTGTTTGTGTATGGCTGAGAAATAAGACTTAAGCATAAAGGCGATAAACCACCTGACAACAAAACACTGAAAATTTAAATCAGAAGTGATTTTTATTAAATCCTTAACCGGAGGGATTTCTGCACCCTCAGAACATCAGGAGGCCGCCCGGAAGGGCGGTAATGAATGGTCACATTATTCAGAAAAAAATATCCGCGAAAGAGTAGAACAACAGAATTCCTGTTTCTCATTCTGTTTATCGTGTTGATGATACCGATATCCCCGCTAATTTTTGTCTGGGCAATCGGAAAAATAATTGAGCCAGTTATTGAATTGTATAACGACGTGGTATGGGCGTCGTTCAACACACTGCACAACAAAATCAACCCATATAAGGAAAGCTGATATGACCACTATTACCAGAGAAAACGCGGAGATTAAATCATTCATCACTGGTTTCCTGAGCGACCCGGCGCACGATAACCAATCCTCAGACAGCCTGCTTGCCAATGTGTTTCGTATCGCGCTGGCATCGCTGGAAGCAGAGCCGGTGGCATGGACTGATGAAGAGGAACTGCGTGATGTCAAGCAGTATGGTCTCGGTGAGATATTTCAGTACCCGCCAGATAAATACGCAGACTCGCGTCGTGTAATTCCGCTGTATCGTGTGCCGCCAGCTTCCATAGTGCAGGCACAAGGTATCGAAATCGCAATAAACGAACTGGTGGCTCTGTCCCCACGCCTGGATAAACAGGCGGTGGAAACTCTTTCAATGGCCGTGGCACATCTACGCAAACTGGTTAAGAAGCAGATACAGGCTAAGGACTAACACATGAGCACTTTAACTAACGACGAGCTGTTTGGCGAAATGCTGGGGCGTATTAATCACCTTGATGTGCGGGATGATATTGAGTGTCGGGCTTATGAAATCGCCATGGCTTCGCTGGCAGCAGAACCGGTGGCATGGCTGCATTCAGACAATGGCTTAGGTATTCCGGCAATAACGAGGAGTAAAAACATTGCTGACAGTTGGTTATCAAAGGGCTGGTATGTTCAGCCGCTATATATAGCCAAGCCAGTGCCGGTGGTGCCAGATGCTCGTCCGTCTTTAAATAATGGCATAGTCGGCTTTGATGAAGGCTGGAACGCCTGCCGCGCCGCCATGCTTAATGGTGCCGAACCTGTAAGCCAGACTTACAAGTTGAACGAGCTGTCGGGCAACTCTCCGGTAACTCCGGATGGTTGGATAAGCTGTAGTGAGCGAATGCCGGAAAAGAACCAGAACGTGCTTATTTCGGTGAATTTCGACAGCTCTCTGGTTGAACCGCTAATATGCTCCGCACGCTATACCGGAAGCACCTTTCGGCGCGGAGAGGCAACGATTAAACCGGGTAATGGTATTGAGCAGGCAACCCACTGGATGCCGCTACCGGAGCCACCGCAGGAGGTGAATCAATGAGCTGGCCTGAAGCATTCACAACGGTAGGAATTGCGATGGCGGTGGCACTGGTGGTGTATTCGATTTGCCGCCGGGGATAAAAACGATTTGCGGGAAAAGGATAGTTAAGTAGAATTGCGGCGGGTGCTTGAGGCTATCTGTCTCAGGCATGAACACCAACGGCAGATAGAGAAAAGCCCCAGTTAACATTACGCGTCCTGCAAGACGCTTAACATTAATCTGAGGCCATATCTATGACTTGCACACGTAGGTTAGCCTCTTACGTGCCGAAAGGCAAGGAGAAGCAGGCTATGAAGCAGCAAAAGGCGATGTTAATCGCCCTGATCGTCATCTGTTTAACCGTCATAGTGACGGCACTGGTAACGAGGAAAGACCTCTGCGAGGTACGAATCCGAACCGGCCAGACGGAGGTCGCTGTCTTCACAGCTTACGAACCTGAGGAGTAAGAGACCAGGCGGGGTAAACCCCCGCCACCTCTGATGTGTCAGGCATCCTCAACGCACCCGCACTTAACCCGCTTCGGCGGGTTTTTTGTTGTTTATTTTTAGTGGGTTTGATCTTTTTGATTGCGTCAGCACGATTGCTTGTAAAGGCATCGCGGGTGTATTGAACAGATAATGGGTCAACATAGAATCAAAAATTCTTAAGTAGCGCGCAGGGAGAAGAGGGATGGACTCCTCTTTGGGGAGATGTTTAAAGTCCACAGGATTTTTACTATGAATGATAAGGAATTGATTATTGCGCTTTCTTTACCCGGTCACTACGAAGTGATAACCCTCGAAAGCGGTGAGTTTATTGTAACGCCATTACCGCCAGATGCTATTCTAATTAGCAAAGAATCACATGCAGATTCTGCAAGTCACTTCTGTATCAAAGAAGACTAAATTATACTGGTAATGCCAGCCTGAACACCTGGCACCTGTCGCACCATTACGAGGTAGTAGTGGTGCATTTACAACTGGTCAAACAAACTTCTTCTGGTTTACTTCTCCCGGCGACGCCGGAGAGTTGCGATTTTCTGCATCAAATCAAAATAGGTGAGTGGATACACGCTGATTTTAAGCGCGTTCGTAACTACGCATTCCATAAGCGTTTTTTCAAACTTCTGCAACTCGGATTCGATTACTGGACTCCGGTCGGAGGGGCGATCACGCCTCGCGAACGAAAACTGGTTTCAGGATTCGTTGATTATCTGTGTGAATCTGTAGGCCGGGAACATACGCCAGCTCTGAGCGAAGCCGCAGAGCAATATCTGAATACAGTTGCGACACGCAGAACCCGGGATACGGCATTGCTAAAGTCGTTTGAGGCTTTCCGCGAGTGGGTAACCATTCAGGCCGGATTTTACACCGAGCATTTTTATCCGGACGGTAGCCGTGGGCGTCGGGCGAAATCCATCGCTTTTGCGAATATGGACGAAACCGAGTTTCAGCAGGTTTATAAATCTGTACTGAATGTACTGTGGAACTGGATCCTGTGCCGTAAATTTTCCTCTCCGGAGGAAGTCGAAAATGTGGCCGCGCAGTTACTGGAGTTTGCGTAATGGTGGATTTACGTAAAGCGGCGCGGGGGCAGATGTGCACAGTCAGAATTCCTGGCTACTGCAATCACAATCCCGAAACTTCTGTGCTGGCGCATTACAGGCTGGCGGGGACGTGCGGAACAGCGACAAAACCACACGATATGCAGGCGGCGATTGCCTGTAACTCATGCCACGATTTAATCGACGGGAGAGTAAAAACCAGCGATTACACCAAAGAAGAATTGCGCCTGATGCATGCAGAAGGTGTTTTTCGCACACAAGAGATCTGGAGAAAGGACGGTTATTTATGATTTACCCAACGAACACAGGAAAAAGCGGAGAGCACCTTCGTCTCACCACGCTGGAAAGTGTCTGGATTCAGGGGAAACTACGTATGTGGGGGCGCTGGTCGTATATTGGCGGCGGTAAGACGGGAAATATGTTCAACCAGTTGCTGACCTCTAAAAAGCTGACAAAAACGGCAATTAACGAGGCGCTCCGGAGGATGAAAAAAGCAGGTCTGGACAAACCTGAACTTGAGGCTTTTTTGCGGGATATGATCAACGGCAAGCAAAAAAGCTGGCTGGTGCATTGTACTGATGCAGAGGCGTTATGCATTGATCGTGTGATTAGTGAAGTGCTGGCAGAACACCCAGGATTGATTTGTATCCTCCGGCAACGATATGAAGGGAGGGGGATGACTAAGCGAAAAATGGCTGAATTGCTGAATGATTCACACCCTGAGTGGTGTTACGCCACGTGCCGTAATCGCATAGATGCGTGGTTGAAAATGGCAGAGTTTATGCTCTATCTGCCGATGCGTGATGCATTCTCTTCCGGGGATCTAAAAACCGTCTGTTGACTCAATCTGTTATCCGGGGCTATATTCCTCACGCGCCAGCAAAATCTGGCGTCGGGATTGGCGTCCTGGATAGAGACCGCGACAGATACACGCCGCGAGCGTGTTTTTTATTGTCGTATGCACGCGCACATCTGAATTATGGTGGGCTGTGTGGGGGCGGAGAGATCCGCGCCGGTCGGTTTCCCGGTTACGCCAACCCTGCACAGTTCACCACCAGACGATTGGCGTCGTCGGTGGTGAGTTATTAAGAAACCACCAGAGGGCGTCATTATGACAACTCAAATTTCTGTTGAAACTCTCTCCCCGATCACCCATAACCAGATTCCTGTTATTACCACCGAACTTTTGGCGCAGCTTTACGGCACTGAGCCGGTGCGTATTCGCCAGAATCATCATGAGAACAAAGTACGCTTCGTTGAAGGGAAACACTTTTTCAAAGTTGTTGGTAATGACCTTAAAGAATTGCGGGTAGCTTTAAACTACTCACAAAATTTGCGGGTTACTTTAAGTAACTCACAAAATTTGCAACCATCTTTAAGAGGGTTACAAATTTCCCCGAAAGCCCGCTCCCTCATACTCTGGACAGAACGCGGAGCAGCCCGTCATGCCAAAATGCTCGAAACCGATCAGGCGTGGGATGTGTTCGAAAGACTGGAAGACTGCTATTTCAGACAAAAGGATCCGTCAGCGCCAGTTTCATGCCAGAAAAGTTACGACACGCGAGTTCTCTGTTATCAGCGAGGCGGTGTCACTGTTTCCACAATTCAGTTGCGGGATGATGATATTGTTATTTCCCTTGAGTCATGGCTGGAACTGGCGAGAGCCAATGGTTGGTTTGTTGTTCGCAGAGATAAACTGGTGGAAAGGCTGATGCAGCTTTAAAAAAGTTCTTGCAATTTTAGCCATAAACTGCTTCAATCCCGGTACGCTTCGCAAAGCTGTATCGCGAGGCGAACCAAGCGCATGAACTTTACCAGAACCCGCCATTGAGCGGGTTTTGTTGTTTCTGGAGGATTTATATGAAAGAGATTAAAATTGCAGCACATCAATGTGCCTTACCCGCTAGAATTCGATTTACATTTTCTACTTCTGGAGAAACTAAAGAAGAAGTGATTGAAAAGATGAGAATCGTCATCGATCAGCTTAGTAAAGACGAGGTCCATCTTGATCCATATGTACATCTTGAGAGTTATCTATCAGGCGTGAATATATCTTGCTCCCCCGCCTGATAGGTTAATTGTTTATTATTCCATTACCATCTTGCCGATCTGTGCGGGAAGCGGGACAACATACTCCCAGAACGCTTCGTTAGAAGCGATGCCTGACCAGTACCAGATTGCTTTTGTGAAGATTATTGCTGCGTTATCTGTTAATGAATCAATGTCAAGAAGTCTCATATCACCACGGTGAATATTTGTATTATCACCTGCCAGTATTTCATAAATAGGTTGCGGTCCATCGTGTTCACGATAATTTTCTCTAAAATAATTCGCATCCTCTATCTTTTCACAGGCGAATATTGACTGGTATCTTGATGGTTTTGTTGGGAACTGAAGCTGACGAACCAGTTCAACAATAAGCTCCATGAGATCAGTGCTGGTTAGGTATCTTCTCGGAAACAGGTATCGCAAACCATGTTCAGCGATTTTGAAATCAAACTTCGCCCCAATTGGACCATCAACAATGTAGCTATCAGTTACAGGCGGCACTATAGAAGAAAAATTCATTAATGTATTTGCATTGTATCTGCCTCTTCTGTCAGCAGAATAAAGCACTATGCCCATTTAACTCTCCTAATTTGATTTGGTTACTTTTGGCGATGTAACGATATCAAGCGCGAGGTTATACCGCCAGATTCTTAATCTGGCACTTCATCTGGCCCGGGTATGTACCGGTTTTTTTATTTAAGGCCGCTGACAGGTCCATTTAGTGCAACGTCTTTCCCCGTTTCCGCTCCCGGAATATTCGGGGATTTTTTATTCCCTCAATTTGCACCCGCGATATGTGCGAGGTGAGAGATGATGAAATGCCTCATAACCCAAATACCTGGCCGGACTGGCTGGAGTTGTTTCAGAGCTGGTGGCGTGGAGACACCCCGCTGGGCGCAGTGATTATGTCGATCGTTATGGCTGGTTTGCGCATCGCCTATTTTGGCGGTGGTGGGGGCTGGAAACGAAAAACGCTTGAGATTTTGCTCTGTGGTGCTCTGACGTTGACCTTTGCATCCGCGCTTGAGTATGTCGGATGGCCTAAATCACTTTCTGTTGCTATTGGTGGTGGGGTGGGGCTGATTGGTGTTGATGCTATTCGTGGGGCGGCAATGAGGGTCATCGGTAACAAGTTTGGTGCTCATAAGGAGTAATTAATGCAGACACTGAATTCCCAGCGTAAAGCTTTCCTTGATATGGTGGCATGGTCAGAAGGAACAGATAACGGACGGCAGAAAACCAGAAATCACGGTTATGATGTTATTGTCGGTGGCGAATTGTTCACTGATTACTCCGATCACCCTCGCAAACTTGTCACGCTAAACCCCAAACTCAAATCAACAGCCGCCGGACGTTACCAGCTTCTTTCCCGTTGGTGGGATGCCTACCGTAAGCAGCTTGGCCTGAAAGACTTCTCTCCGAAAAGCCAGGATGCTGTAGCGCTGCAGCAGATTAAAGAGCGTGGCGCTTTACCGATGATTGACCGCGGCGATATTCGTCAGGCAATCGACCGTTGCAGCAATATCTGGGCTTCGTTGCCGGGCGCTGGTTACGGTCAGTATGAACATAGAATCGGTGACCTGATTGCCCGATTTAAAGAAGCTGGTGGGGTGGTAAATGAAGCTGAGATATAAGCTGGTTATTGTTGCCTTCTTTGTTACCGTCATCGGTTCTTTCATCTGGTCTGCCGGGCATTACTACAGCAAATATCAGCACGAAAAGGAGCGTGCTGATGAGGCTTTACGAAATGCTGAATCTGCAACAGCCATTACCAGTAACGTCCTGCAATCACTGCAAATCATCAATACAGTTATAGAGGCTAACCAGCATGCAAAACAGCAGATCGCACTGGAGTCACAGAGAACCCAGGAAGATATCAAAGTGGCTGTTGCGGATGATGATTGTGCTGTTCGTATCGTTCCTTCTGGCGCAGTTAAGCGGTTGCACGAATACGCGAACGGTATACGTGTCGGTGCCAGTCGTTCCGTTACCAGCCAGTCTGACGGATGAAACACCCCAGCCAGATTTACCCGACCCGTTTACGTGGGGAGCCAGCCTTAACCTGAATGTTGCGTTGTTGTCAGCGTTAGCACAGTGCAACAGGGATAAGGCTGATATCAGGACTTTTGAGAAAAACAGGGCAGCACAAACCAATGGCACGATTAAGCGTTGAAGTTATCCCACCAGACAGCGAAACGATGAACGGGATTTTTGCAGAGATTGAACGTAAATATGCGCATCAGCCGATGACGCCAAAAGTTATCGATGAAATGCAACGCGAAGCGGCGCGCCTTGTACGGCGAGCGACAAACACGAAGGTTACGTTCGTTCGGGACTGACATTACAGAAGCTCCTTTGATAAGGGGCTTCGATAATGTCACTAAGAGGAAAAATTCATGGCAAAACCGGACTGGGAGGCCATCGAATCGGCATACCGGGCCGGAGTCCTTAGCCTCCGTGATATAGGCGAGAAATACGGCGTAACAGAAGGGGCTATCAGGAAGAGGGCCAAAAAGCTTGGTTGGGTACGCAGTGGCGGTACGCAGGTTTGCAAAAATGGTACGCAAAAAAGAAAAGTGCGTACCAGCAGAAAGCCTGCCATTACTGGCCTTACACAAAAAGGTACGCAACCAAAAACAGAACCTACACTGGATACGAAACCGATACGCGGAATGCGTACCGATCCCCCGACTAACCCATTCCAACCCGGTAACCAGCAGGCATTAAAACACGGTGGTTATGCCCGTCGCCTTCTGCTCAAAGATGAGGTGATAGAGGATGCTAAAGCGTTGACGCTCGAGGACGAATTATTTCGCCTTCGTGCTAACAACCTTGTCGCTGCAGAGAATATTGGTCGGTGGCTGGTGTCGCTGGAAGATGCTAATGGGGACCAGGAAAGGAAGATGCTGATGGAAAATATCAGCGCCGCCGAGAAAGCAATGATGCGCAATACAGTTCGTATTGAGTCCATCGTTGGCACGCTTGCGACGGTAGGAAAAATATTTGCTGATACAGCCTACCGCAAGGCCGCCACTGATAAGGTGTCTCTGGAGGCTGATCGTCTTCGCCGTGATGCAGGTATTGATGATGGCAATGGAGAGCGTGACCTCAATGACTTCTACTCTGACATCCAAACCGACGCTTAATCCGGCTTTACGTAGTTTCTGGACTACGCGGGCACGTAACAAAGTGCTTTATGGTGGCCGGTCATCGTCAAAATCATGGGATGCCGCTGGCATTGCCATATTTCTGTCGAATAAATACACCCTGCGTTTTTGTTGTGCCCGTCAGATCCAGAATAAAATCGAAGAGTCGGTGTATACCCTGCTCAAAATTCAGATAGACAGGTTTGGCCTGCGGCACCGTTTCCGGATTCTGAACAACAAAATCATTAACCGGGTTACTGGCTCGGAATTTGTTTTTTATGGATTATGGCGCAACATCGAAGAAATTAAGTCACTGGAGGGGATCGATGTGTTGTGGCTGGAAGAAGCCCACGCACTGACTGAATACCAGTGGAAAATTCTGGAGCCAACGATCCGTAAAGAGGGTTCGGAATGCTGGTTCATATTCAACCCCGGACTTGTTACTGATTTCGTCTGGCGCAACTTCGTTGTTGATCCGCCCGAAGGCACTCTCATCCGCAAAATTAACTATGACGAAAATCCGTTTCTGTCTGACACCATGCTTAAGGTTATCGACGCGGCGCGACGCCGTGATCCGGATGGTTTTAAACATGTGTATGAGGGCGTTCCGGAGTCTGATGATGATGCGGCAATCATCAAACTGTCCTGGATAGAAGCCGCAGTGGATGCGCACAAAACGTTAAATTTCGAACCCAGTGGAAGAAAGCGTATTGGCTTTGACGTGGCTGACAGTGGTACAGATAAGTGCGCTAACGTTTACCGTCACGGTTCCGTTGTTTTCTGGGCCGACGAATGGAAGGCCAAAGAAGATGAATTACTGAAGAGCTGCCAGCGTACTTATCAGGCGGCGCTGGAGCGTGAAGCAGATATTGTTTACGACTCTATCGGTGTTGGTGCGTCTGCCGGTGCTAAATTCTCTGAAATTAACGCTGACCGGAAGAGCGAGAATGCATACGCGCGACGTGTGAATTACCAGAGGTTTAACGCCGGCGCTGGTGTGCATGAACCAGATGACGAATACAACGGCATCCCCAACAAAGACTTTTTCGCAAATCTTAAGGCTCAGGCATGGTGGCTGGTGGCTGACCGTTTCAGAAATACGTTTAACGCCATTAACAACGGAGAACAGTATCCTGTGGATGAGCTGATCAGCATAGATTCTCGTTGTCCGTTGCTTGAAAAGCTGAAACTGGAACTGACAACACCTCATCGTGATTTCGACCGTAACGGACGTGTGATGGTCGAAAGTAAAAAAGACCTCGCAAAACGCGAGATACCGTCACCAAACGTTGCTGACGCATTCATTATGGCCTTCGCGCCAATTGATACATCGCTGGATATCTGGGAACAGCTGGGGAGACAGGCCTGATGGCACGAAACAAGCAAGCCCTGCGAAGAACTGCGCAGGCCACAGCTGATGGTTATGAGAATTTTATTGCCCGCGTAGGGATGCAGACACCTAACCAGCACTCAGCATCCACCTACCGGGCTAATTTCACCAGTCGTAACCGCATGCTGGTGGAATGGTCCTATCGTTCGTCCTGGATTATCGGCGAAGCGGTCGATGCTATCCCGGATGATATGACCCGCAAAGGCATTCGCATCACTTCGGAAATTGATGCAAAAGATCGTGGCATTCTCGAATCACAACTGGATGAGTTGCAAATCTGGGATGCGCTGAATGACGTGCTGAAATGGTCGCGCCTCTACGGCGGCGCGGTGGGTTTCATCATGATTGAGGGGCAGGCACCAATGACCCCGCTGCGACCCGAAACCATCAGTAAGGGCAAGTTTAAGGGGATTCTCCCGCTCGACCGCTGGATGATTGACCCGGTACTGACCCGCCGCATTAAAGATATGGGGCCGGACCTGGGTAAACCTGAGTTTTACGATGTGGTGACCACAGCAACGGGAATTCCTGCCTGGCGCATTCATCACAGTCGCCTGATTCGCTTTGATGGCGTCACGCTGCCATTTCAGCAGAAGATGACCGAGAACGAATGGGGAATGTCGGTTGTAGAGCGTATCTGGGATCGTCTTACCGCGTTCGACAGCGCTACTGTCGGCGCGGCGCAGCTGGTCTACAAGGCGCATCTGCGCACCTACAGCGTGGAGAAGCTACGCGAGCTTATCGCACTTGGTGGTCCTGCGTATGAAGCGTTGCTGAAGAATATCGACCTGATTCGACAGTTCCAGAGCAATGAAGGCATGACGCTCATGGACTCGCGGGATAAGTTTGAAACGCATCAGTACAGCTTCAGTGGTCTGGATGACATCCTATCGCAGTTTGCAGAACAGATTAGTGGCGCTGTTGGTATTCCACTGGTGCGGTTGTTCGGACAGTCCCCGAAAGGATTTTCTACCGGTGATGCAGATCTTGCCAACTATTACGACCGCATCAGTTCGTTGCAGGAGAGGCGTTTACGTCTTCCGGTGCGTCGGATACTGGACATCATGCATCGTTCGGAACTTGGCAAGCCGCTCCCGGATGATTTCACGTTTGAGTTTAACCCGCTCTGGCAAATGTCTGATGTCGATCGCTCAACGGTGGCGTTAAACACCACCAACGCAATCAGTACGGCGCTGGGTGATGGTCTGATGACACTGAAAGCCGCTATGACCGATTTGCGCGAAAATTCTGACGTAACCGGCATCGGGGCATCCATTACCGACGAGGACATAGAGAATGCCGAAGACGAAGCGCCGCCCGGCATCGGCGAACCTGATGACGAACCGCAGGAACCGTCAGGCGGAAATCCGCTATCGAACCAGCCTACGCAGGATAGCGCGGGCGGTCGGAGACATCGTAAATGGTCACTACGATGGTTCAAATGACAGTATCACGGAAATTATTGCGGCGCTGGAGCGCTACAGTGAAATCATCACCCCCTGGGCGACAAAGGTCGCGGAAAACTTTACTGCGGACCTAACCCGGCAGAACGAGAAAGTTTGGCGGCAACACAGCAAGAACATCAGTCGCGAGCTCCGCAATCTTGTGGAAAGCGCTCCTGTGGGCCAGGTGATGCAATCCATCATCGCCGAACAGGTTAAGTACATCAAATCGCTACCCCTCGAGGCGGCTGACAGGGTGTACGACATCCAGAATCGGGCGATAGAAGCTGTTGTTACCGGTGGGAGAGCGGAACATTTTGCTAAAGAAATAGCCGCATCGGGTGATATAGCAAAGTCCAGAGCTGACCTGATTGCCCGTACTGAACTTGGACGTGCAACCGGAGCGCTGGATCAGGCGCGTGCGCTGTCAATTGGTTCGAATGGTTATATCTGGCGTACAGCCGAAGATGGTGACGTCAGGCATTCTCATCAGGAAATGGAAGGTAAATTTGTCGAATGGGGCAAACCTCCAACGCTTGACGGCATGACCGGTCACGCTGGCGAGCTCCCGAATTGTCGCTGTTATAAAGAAATCGTTTTTCCCACCTCCCAATCTTATCCCGCCTGAATCGCAGGTAACCCATGAAATATTTTTTCAATACCCGGCTGGGAGAAACCCGCTACCAGCTGGCTGACGGCTCGTTGCTGTGCAAAGACGTGCCGATAGGACGAACAGGTAAGCAGCTCTATGGTGCTGATGACCTGCCAAAACTGAAACCCGATAAGTTCGGTGAAATAGTCGTCACGCGTTCTCCTGAGCAGGTATTCCATCCGGCCACGCTCGCCTCATTCGAAGGGATGAGCATCACGATCCTGCATCCTGAAGATGAAAACGGGAATGTGCGGCTGGTAAATCCCGAGAACTGGAAAGAGCTTGCTGTCGGGCACCTCCAGAATGTCCGGCGCGGGACGGGTGAGCAGTCTGATTTGATGCTGGCTGACCTTATCGTCAAAGACGAAAACGCCATTCAGCTTATCGAAGATGGCCTGCGTGAAGTGTCGTGCGGCTATGACGCGGAGTACGAGCAGACCGAGCCAGGTAAAGCCGAGCAGGTCGATATTACCGGAAACCATGTGGCTCTTGTCCCCAAAGGCAGAGCCGGAAATCGTTGTGCAATTGGAGACAGAGACACAATGGCAAATCAAAAGAAAAACTGGTGGAACCGCATGCGTGCAGCCATCAAGACAGGAGATGCCGACACCATGAACGAACTGGTGGAGTCGGCTCCCGCATCGGTTACAGGAGATGAGGGGGATTTGCCGCAGGGCGTTAATCTCAACATCAACCTGTCCCCGCAGCAACCACTACCGGACAAAGCACCAGAGATGGGTGGAGGTCCAACCGGCGACAGTGATGATGACCTCAAAACATTACTGAAAGCCCTGCTGGCTAAGCTGGAAGGAAATGCCACGGGCGATAACGATAATAAGCCTGACGATAATCCGACCGGTGACGGCGAGGACGATGAAGAGGAAACCACGATTACTGGTGACTCAGCCTGGCGTGCCGAAGTTATCGTTCCGGGTATCGATCTGAGCCGTAAGATGAAACCGACCGAGTTCAAACGCGAGGTTCTGGCTTCCGCAGATAAAACGCTGGTTCGCCAGATCGTCGGTGATGCGGATATCCGCAAATTGCCGAAACAATCGGTCGACATGGCGTTTAATGCCGTGTCTGAGATTGCCAAAGGGCGAAACACCCGCGCCACCACCGGCGATGCACAGCGCCTAAACATGGGCATGACCAGTATCGCTTCCCTGAACAAACAAAACGCTGAATTCTGGGCAAACCGTAAAGGGTAAAAAATGAATAATGTATTTCTGTACCGGATGCCTGTTGGCATTGCTGGGGCTGTCTCTCGCCCGCAGGACTTAACCGTCGAACCGGTGGTCCTTAAATCCGATAACGCCTTCGCTGCCTATGGGCTGGCTGGTAAATACGATGATGACGGTTTTTTCGTGCCGCTGGCAGATGGTGATACCGCAGACAAGGTGAAGGGGATCTACGTGCGCCCTTATCCGACCACGTCGCAGCCGGACATGGTTCGCCAGGTGGGAACAGGCAAGAACTTCCCGGGCGACGCCATGAAGCGTGGCTACGTGACCGTTAATCTCGGTTCTGATTTTGATGCCAGCACTATCAAAAAAGGCGACCCGGTATACGTTGTCGTCTCCACTGATGAATCCATCAAAGTGCCGCTGGGTGGATTCATGTCCACGTCAGTCAGTGGCAAAAATGTGGTGCTGACCAACGCTGAATTCACAGGTGCCGGTGATGCTAACGGCAATGCAGAAATTTCCTGGAAGATTTAAGGAACAGACGAATGATTACTTTTGATCAGGCAACCGTTGACAGCTCTGGTGCCTTTCTCATCGGGGAGCTGGAGCGACTCGACCAGACGCTGAACCTGCCACTGGTGGGGTACACCTGGACCCGCGATATTCAGTTGCGTGAAGATGTCTCTATCGCAGATGACATTTCCAGCTGGACGAATACCAGCTTCGCCGCTGCGGGTACTGGTGCAAATCCGAATGGCAAAAACTGGGTAGGCAAAGACTCAACCGCTATTGCTGGCGTGAACGTGGATACCGGCAAATCCGGTAACCCGCTGAACCTGTGGGGGATGGAACTTGGCTGGACGGTCATAGAATTGCAGGCTGCTCAGCAGGTCGGCCGCCCGATTGATACGCAGAAGTATGACGGGATGCAACTGAAATGGCAGATGGATAACGATGAACAGGTATATGTTGGCGATTCCGCATTAAACCTGAAAGGCCTTGTTACCCTGGACGGCGTGCCTGTCAACAACGCTGCCAAAACGTGGGCAACCTCAACACCGGACGAAATCCGCGCAAGCATTAACCAGGTGCTGTCTGATGCGTGGGCCGCTTCTGGTTACTCTGTGGTCCCGCGTGATTTGCTGATCCCGCCTGAACAGTTTGCTCTGTTGTCCAGCATCATCGTTTCATCTGCGGGTAACCAGTCCCTGTTGACGTACCTTCAGACCAACACCATCAGCTATCACCAGAACGGTGTTCCGCTGAATATCCGCGCGGTTAAATGGCTGAAAGGCCGTGGTGTGGGGAATAAGGATCGCATGGTTGCGTACACCAACGATAAAAAATACGTCCGCTACCCGCTGGTTCCGCTTCAGAGCGTGCCGGTGCAGTATCGCGGCCTGTATCAGATCGTCACTTACTACGGCAAGCTGGGTGCAGTCGAGCCAGTGTATAAAGAAACTCTGTCCTATGTGGACGGTATCTGATAACCAGAATGGCCCCGAAAGGGGCCTGAAGGAAACTGAAATGGCGAAAGAAAAGCTGGTTACCATCCATGTTCACACCCCGTTTACGCTGACGCTCGGCGATCAGTCAAAACAGGAGTTTGGCCGGGGACGGCATAACGTACCGGAAGAGGTCGCGTCGCACTGGTTCACCCAGGCGCACTCTGAGCTTTCCGAAAGCGTGATTAGCGACACCGATGATCTGCAACCCATTATCGACGGCCTGCAAGCGCAGATTGCCGACAAAGATAAGCTGATTGCCGATCTGAAAGATGCATTGCTCAAACTGCAGGAGCAGAACGACAGCCTGCAGGCGCAGATTACTGCCGCCCGGACTGGCGGTAATGGGGCTAAAGATGTCAAAGAATCAAAGTCTGCCAGCGGTAAGTGATTTTCGCCGCGACTTCCCGCAATTTGCTGACCCGGCAAAATATCCCGACGCCCAAATCGGGTTCCGTCTGAATCTGGCCGATGAACTGCTGAGCGAAAATGTCACCGGCAAAAAGTTGTTTCCGTACTTTGCCGGGTTGTTCGTTGCTCACTACATGACGCTCTGGGCGGCTGACAGCAGAGCGATGCTGGCTGATGGTCCGGGCGGTTCAACCAATGGTGTTCAGTCCTCAAAGTCCGTGGATAAGGTAAGCGTCAGCTATGACACCAGCGCGACGCTGAATCCTGATGCAGGTTTCTGGAATAACACCCGATATGGCGCTGAATTTTATCAGTTGATCACGATGTTCGGTGCAGGTGGTCGCCAGCTATGAGTTTCAAAAGCGGTGTAACAACGAGGGTGGATAACGCTAAGGCCATTCTGGATGCGCTCAGGTCGTTAACCAAAAAAGATGTGCTGGTCGGCATCCCTTCGGAAGACAGCGAGCGGGATGATGTTCCGTTTGGTAATGCGGGCATCGGTTACCTCAACGAATACGGCTCACCAGAGCAGAACATCCCGCCACGACCTCACCTGGTCCCCGGCGTTAAATCGGCAGAAGAGCAGACGGTGCCGCAGCTCAAAGCCGCGGCGCAGGCTGCACTTGATGGTAATGCTGCGGGAGCAGAACGCGCACTCAACCGTGCCGGAACGCTGGCCGCTAATGGCGTCAGGCGTTACATGACCATTACCGGCTTTACGCCGCTTGCTGACAGTACTGTTGAAGCCCGGGCTCGTCGGGGGCGCAAGGGGGCAACAATGGAACTTGCCCGGCGTGCTGCTGGCGAATCTCCGGGAACCGAACTGGCGAAACCATTAATTGACACCGGGCAATATCGCAGAGCTATTACCCATGTTGTGAGGGATAAAAATGCCGACTCTTGATGTAACAGATGTGCTTTTTGACCCCGATTTTTGCGACTTCAATTTGTGGGTAACACGCCGTGTGCAAACGGTGGATGAGGACGGGATCGGCAGCGACAGCGAAGTTAAAAAGCAGTTTGCCGGAGTCGTAACTGTTGATCGCTCTCTGGAAAACCGTCGTATGCAGGCCGGGCAGGTAATCAGTGGTGCAATTCTGATTGTGACGACTGAGCGACTGACACAGGGACAGACTGGCCGTGATGCCGATATCGTGACGTATCAGGGCCGTGATTATCGTGTGACCTTCGTCGACCCGTATACAGCTTATGGGGCCGGATTCGTTCAGGCGCATTGTGAGTTGATGCCGTTTGATGGGGGAACTCCGGTTGAGCAATAACACCAGTACAGAGCGCGGATGGTTAATACCAACCAGTGGCGATCCGGATTATGACGAAGCGCTCGACAGGCTGTTAAGCCAGTGGATGCGTAACGTTTCCGGTCTGTCTGCCGGGATGGTTCGCCCGCGCTGGCAGAAAGAGCAGCCGCCACTGCTACCGGTTGAAACGAACTGGTGTGCGTTTGGGGTTATCGGATGGTCAGGTGATGACAGTCCGGCATTCACCAGACAGACCGATGATGGCTCTCAGCTCTGGCGGCATGAAACGATTGAGTGTATGGCTTCGTTTTATGGACCGGCGGGGATGGTGTATGCGTCCCGGTTTCGTGACGGTATATCTGTGCCGCAGAACAATGCAGCACTGAATGCGCTGGGGCTGTCTCTTGGCGATTACACAGGTCTGACTCCCTTCCCTGAACTTATTAATCAGCAATGGGTCCGCCGCTACGATATGACGGTGCGCCTGCGCCGGAAGGTTGTGCGTGAGTACGGTATTAAATCGCTGGTGGAAGCACCAGTCATCTTTTTCGGAGATTAAGCTATGGCACAGGGCTTGCCTGTATCAAACGTTGTTAATGTTGATGTGATCATGTCGCCGCGTGCAGCATCAGGGCGAAATTTTGGTGCATTACTCATTCTCGGCCCGTCCACAATCATTCCGGTAAGTGAGCGCATTCGCCGTTATTCTGCCGCGGAAGATATTGGAAAAGATTTTGGCGTGGAATCACCAGAATATAAGGCTGCGCAGGTGTTTTTCTCTCAATCACCGAAACCTCAGGAGGTTTTTGTTGGTCGTTGGGTGAAAACGAAGGGAGACAGCGAACAGGCCACGCCTGAGACGCTGGAGCAGGCTGTGAATGCCATGCTTGATTATACTTCATGGTATGGGCTGGGGATTGCAGACGATGAAGATATTCCGGATGCAGACTGGCTGAAAGTGGCTGCGGCGATCGAATCCTCTTCTGTAAGCCGTATTCTGGCGATTACGACAAGCGATGAGAAATGCCTGCAGACTGCATCCAGCGATGATTTGGCATCAAAACTGAAAGCCGCCGGATATTCACGCAGTTTTATTCAGTATTCATCGGGTAATAAATACGCTGCGTTATCTGCATTTGGCCGGGCATTCACGGTTAATTTCAATGGCAGTAATACCGCGATTACGCTCAAGTTTAAGCAGGAGCCGGGTGTCGGGTATGAAACACTGACAGTCAGCCAGGCATCGGCACTTGATGCAAAAAACTGCAATGTGTTCGTGTACTACCAGAATGATACAGCTATCCTCCAGCAGGGAGTGATGGCTAACGGCGATTTCTTTGATGAACGCCACGGCCTGGACTGGTTACAGAATTATGTGCAGACCAACCTCTATAACCTGCTTTATACCAGCACCACGAAGGTTCCCCAGACTGAAGCCGGTATTACCCGACTGTTATCAAATGTTGAAAAATCACTGGATCAGGCCGTTCAGAATGGACTGATTGCTCCGGGCGTATGGAACGGTGGCGACCTTGGCCAGTTGTCATCAGGTGACACGCTGCCCAAAGGTTATTACGTATACGCCCAGTCGCTGGATGAACAGGCACAATCAGAACGTGAAGCCCGTAAGGCTCCGGTGATTCAGGCTGCAATAAAACTTGCAGGCGCGGTTCATTACGCTGACGTACAGATTAACGTTGTTCGCTAAGGGGAAGTGAATGTCTACCTATTCTTTTATGGATGTCACTGCGACGCTGACCGGGCCGACCGGTTCGATTGACCTCGGGTACGGTTCGGCAAGTTCTGAAGAGGGGATTGTGGTTGCGATGGGCGGTCCTAAAAACACCATGACCATCGGTGCTGATGGCGAAGTGATGCACAGTCTCCATGCAGATAAAAGCGGGACGATTACCGTTAACCTTCTGAAGACATCACCGACAAATAAAAAATTGTCGCTGGCGTATAACGCACAGAGCCAGTCTTCTGCCACATGGGGGAATAACGTTATCGTGATCCGCAACAAGGTCAGCGGCGACATCATCACGGCACGCAGTGTTGCGTTCCAGAAGCAACCGGATAACGCCAACGCTAAAACCGGTAATACGATGCCGTGGGTGTTTGACTGTGGCAAGATTGACCAGGTTCTCGGGGAGTTTTAATACATGGAATTCGAAATTAAAGGCGTGAAATATCGCGCGGCAAAACTCAGCGTTTTTGACCAGCTGAAAGTGACCCGCAAACTTCTGCCAGTACTGGCGGGAATGATGTCAGATTTCGGGAGCATTCGCTCCCGTTTGCCTGCTGATGGCAAAATCGACACCGTGAAATTAGAGCAGTTAAAACCGGTGTTTGAAACCATGCTCCCGCGTATCGCTGAGGAACTGTCTTCCCTGACCGAAGATGACACCGATGCGATTATTCATCCCTGTCTTGCGGTGGTATCGCGGCGTCATATGGACGGATGGGTTCCGGTATTTACCCAGGGCGAACTGATGTTTGATGATATTGACCTGCTGGTCATGCTGCAGCTGGTGGCGCGGGTGGTCGCCGATTCGCTGGGAAATTTTTTGCCTACACCCCTTACCAGCACGACGCAGAGCCTGCAACAGGGCTGACGTTTAACAGCCTGCCGGACGGGCTGTCCTACCTTCTCAATCCGGTTGACGCCGGGTTAATTCCCTATACAGCACTTAAAGATGGCTCTGTCGATTTGTATGACATTGCTCTCTTGAATGACCATCTGGCGGTAAAAGCAGATAACCAGCGGCGCATTGAGAAATGGAGAGAGGATAATGAACGCTGAAACTATTAAAGATTTCCTCGTCTCGCTTGGCTTCAGTGTGGATGATGCAGGAGCGAAAAAGTTCGGTTCTGTCCTCGCCGGTACAACTGCAAATGTCATCAAAATGGGACTGGCCGTTGAAGGAGCTGCGCTGTCCGTGGTGGCCTTCACGGCTAAGATCGCCTCCGGCCTGGATAATCTTTACTGGGCGTCACAGCGCACCGGCGCGACAGTCCAGGGAATTCAGTCTATTGGCTATGCGGTTTCGCAGGTTGGCGGCAGTGTGGACGCTGCGCGATCTTCTCTGGAAAGCCTCTCCCGGTTTATTCGTAACAATCCCGGAGCAGAAGGCTTTCTGAATCGCCTGGGCGTACAGACCCGTGATGCCAGCGGCAACATGCGTGACATGGCCGCTATTTTTACAGGTGTAGGCCAGAAGCTCAGCGGTATGCCGTATTACCGGGCTAACCAGTATGCGCAGATGCTGGGCATTGACGAAAATACCCTGATGGCCATGCGTCGTGGTGTGGGGCAGTTCAGCGCTCAGTATTCAGAAATGGTGAAAGCGATCGGATTTAATGCCGATCAGGCTGCCTTATCGTCAAACCGGTTTATGACCTCGCTGAAATCGCTCGGTGAAATGGCCGGGATGGCGCGGGACAAAATCGGATCGAATCTTGCGGACGGACTGGCGGGGCAGATTGATAACCTGCGCAAAAAGATAATTGAAAATTTTCCCAAAATTGAAGTCACCATCACAAAGGTCATAAAGGGGATCCTCTGGCTGGGTGAGATAGTCGGGCGGGTAGCATTTCGGATAGTCGATGGTGTCGGCGATATCATCGAGTGGTGGGGGAAACTGGATGCCGAAACGAAAACCCTGATAGAGGTTATCGGCGGTCTGGTTGTCGCCATGCGGATACTTAACTCTACTTTCTGGATGTCACCTATAGGGCTGATTACCGGTCTGATCGTGGCTCTCGGTCTCTTGTGGGAAGACTACAAAACATGGAAAGAAGGCGGTAACAGTCTTATCGACTGGGAAAAATGGCAACCGGCAATAGATAAAGCGAAGGATGCGATCACCTGGCTTCGTGATCACCTTCTGGAACTAAAAGATGGTGTTGGCGGCTGGCAAAATGCACTGGAAATCCTCGGTACATTCATCGCGGGTGTCTGGGTATCCAAGGTTCTGGGGGCTTTCGGAAAAATATCAGGTTTACCGGTCCCACCCTGGCTTAAATTGTGGGCGCTTTACGCGGGCTATATTGTTAGTGACAGAGAAAATATTGCCGATAGCGCAAAATCTTCACTGAGGTATACGAAGCGAATTATCGGCGACACGCTGGCTGCTATTGGTATAAAAACAGATATCGGACGCAGGGATGTCAGTGAGGTCCGTGAATGGCCTGCGTGGATGGACTGGTTGCACGGGGGACCCGGTAAAGTTATCCGGCAGGGACAGAGTAACGGTGTAGTGCATGGCTCCAACGTCCAGCCCGACATCCCCGGCGGCGGTACTCTTGCTGATCGCAACAATAACCCCGGGAACATTCGCCCGGTGAGCGGTAAAGGGTTCCGGTTTTTCGAATCAGCTCTTGAGGGCTGGGAGGCGATGAAAAACCAGCTCATGCGTTACTTTACCGGGAAAACAACCGGACGAGCATTACAGACTATTCAGGATATTGTCAGTACCTGGGCCCCGGCAGGTGATAACAACGATCCGAAAAAGTATGCACAGGATGTTGCGAAATGGATGGGAGTATCACCGAATGCAATATTGAATCTTACAGATCCCCAGACTATGGGAGCATTGATGCAGTCGATGGCGCGCAAAGAAGGTTATTCAAACTGGAACAGCCCGCTGGCGTATCAGGCCGCCGCTGGCAGCCTTAACCAGCAGACTGTTATAAATGTTCATGGAGTTAACAACCCTCAGGAGGCGGCTAATCTGATCGCTGACAAGCAGGGGGCTGTAAATGCCAGGGCGGTACAGCAATTGAAAGGACCTGCGTAATGGACTTTTTATCTGTTTTACTGCAGCAGCGAACCCGCTCAATAGGAATCATTATTCCTGATGTGGTTATTACCGAAAAGCACACTGACGCCCTGGAAATTACGGAACATCCGGTTGAACAGCCCACGAATGCTGGTGCCAGTGGTGAGGGCGCTGGTTATATATCAGAACACGCATTCAGGCGCCCTTCTGAGGTTGTGATGGAAACCGGTTTTTCCGGAGGCGGATCGCTGCTTGATTTTGCCAGTAACCTGACGGCTACCAGTTTACTGGGGCTGAGCCCGAAAGAACTGTATCAGGAACTGCTTAACCTGCAGCGGAATCGTATTCCTTTCGATGTGACAACCGGCAAGCGTATTTACAACAATATGTTGATAAAAACGCTGGAGGTTACGACCGATAAGAGTAGTGAAAATGTGCTTCTGGCGACACTTACCCTCAGGGAAGTAATTATTACCTCCACGCAGTCAGTCAGGGTTGCCCCGAAAAACAATATGACCGAGGGAGTCGGAACGTCTGCTGTGCAGAATACAGGCACCAAAACAACGGTGCTGCCGAATAATTCCATTCTGAAATCGCTGCCACAGATGGCGCAAGAAGGTATCTCCACTGTTGATGGGTATTTGAGCAATTTATTTCTGGGAAGGTGATTCATGCAAGCCGTAGAAATCCCACTGGTTGCTGACAATCAGACTTTTGCCACCACAATTAACGGTTCGGTTTATCACCTGTCTGTCATCTGGCGAGGCGAGTACTGGGTTCTGGATCTTGCTGACAGCAATGGCTCCGCCATTATATCAGGTATACCGATGATTACTGGGGCTGACCTGCTGGCACAGTATCGATATATGGATCTGGGTTTTTCTCTGGTGGTGCTCTGCGACGTGGCAGGGCAGGAGAATCCGACGCAATTCGATCTTGGAACGCTCTCACACCTCTATGTTTTCACGGAGTAACAATGTCGAAAAACTGGATGCGTCACTTTGAATTATTGCTTGTTGATGATAAGGGCGATGGGATAAAAATTTCTGAGCTTAAAGTCACTTTCAATATTCAGAAAATGCCTGCGACCATATTTAATGGATTCGTTGGAAATTTTAAGGTTTATAACCTGTCTCCTACCACTCAGAACCGGATTATGCAGAAGGAGTTTTCGCGTATACAGGTTATTGCCGGATACAAGGGGCAACCGGATGCAGCAGGTAATTATCCTGATGAAAACGTTGGTATGATATTCAATGGAGATATCCGTTTTACTGTCACTGGTAAAGATAATGCCACAGACAGTTGGATCATGTTGCAGTGTATTGACAGCTGGGAAGGCCACCTGAACGCAAGTGTGAAAACCACAGTGGCAGCTGGCTGGAAGTACAGAGATCTTTTCAGTCTGGGTATGAAATCATTCGAACCATATGGCATCGAATCCGGCGCAGTTCCTGACATGCCTGAAACGGTATTTCCCCGGGGTCGCGTTGTTTATCAAAACACATCAAGGTTGATGAATCATATCGCAGGGCAGTGTAAGGCTAACTGGTGGTATGAAAATAATCTGGTAAATATTGTTCCTGAAGATAAATATATTGGTGTTGCTACGGTGTTGAATGCTAACACCGGGCTTATCGGTATGCCACAGCAGACGATGGGAGCTGGCGTAAATGTCAGATGCCTGATTAATCCAAATATTAAGCTCGGTGGGCTTATTCGTCTGGATCAGGCATCTGTATACCGTGCCTCTTTGAGTAATGACCAGGTAGCGAAATCGCCAGCACGACTGGATGAGTCTGAAAGCGACGGTAATCTCTACGTTAACGGTCTGCCAGGCATGTCACAGCCTGCCAGCATTAATACTGACGGTGATTACATTGTGGGCAGCATTGATTATACTGGCGACACCCGAGGGCAGGCGTGGTATATGGACCTGCTTTGCCTGGCTAAAGGTGGCAAAGAACTATTGGCAAAAGGCACTTTGGACAAAGTCGGAGATGTAGAGTGAAAAAAGTATTTTTTTGTTTATTCTTGGCCCTGCCGTTAACAGTTTCGGCGGCAACGCAGTGCGGACCATTCCGCTTTGATGCTGGTAATGATGGCCTCATGCACATCAATGGTCAAAAGCCAGAAACACAAAAAATGACCTTTTTGAAACAAAAAGACGATTTCGATAATGTCATGATGCAATGGATGTTACCTGATCCTAATACTGGACGTTGGTTAGGTATGGACTACATCAAACGAAACAAAAAAGCGATCCTCAACGTTGAAGTTATCCGCAAAAATATGGACGAGCCTCGGGAGTTCTGGACGTATGATTGCCGGAAGGTGAAGTGAATTACATTGGCGTCCAGCTTCTGCAGAACAGCATGGATGCGCCGAAAATCATCGGTTCCTTTCCATGCAAAAAGATTGTTGATTAATCACCCGTAATTATAATGTGATACTTCTACTTTCACGATAAGGAATTTGTCGCATGTTCGGATTTGATAAATTAATAACTCCAAAAATCATCAACGTTCTGTATGGCATCACAATGTTACTTCTGGTTGTTGCCGCCATTATAACGTTTGTTAATGGGAAGGCTGCTGGCGCTTTAGTGCTTTTGTTATGTGCTGTATTTTGCCGAATATTCTTTGAGTGCATCATGGTTTCATTTAAAAACAATGAGTATCTTCGCCGAATAGCTGAAGCGTTAGAAGCAAACAAGCAGTAATGAAACTTCAATAATGAACCCGCCACCCGGCGGGTTTTTTACTTTCTGGAGACATATGAATGCCCGTTTCTTTAAGCGCTCAACTTGGTAGCAAAGAACAGGCCGATGTAAGACTTGCTGGCTCTGTCATGTCGGCGCTGCGTGTTTCTATGCCCGGCATCGTCCAGTCATTTGATCCGGACACGGTAACAGTGGTTGTTCAACCTGCGATTAAAGGCTATGAGCCGGACTCAAATGGAATCAACCAGTCGACGACATTACCCCTGCTGGTGGATGTGCCAGTGGTATTTCCGCGCGGCGGAGGCTGTACGTTGACTTTTCCAGTTAAAGCCGGTGATGAATGTTTGGTGATTTTTGCCGATCGTTGTATTGATTTCTGGTGGCAGAGTGGCGGGATACAGGAGCCGGTCGATGACAGAATGCATGATTTATCGGATGCGTTTTGTATTGTCGGTCCCCAGTCGCAGGCAAGGAAGATTAGCGGTATTAATACCAGTGCCACACAGTTGCGTAGTGATGACGGCAGCACCTATTTTGAGCTTAATCCTGATACCAGGAAAATTAAAATTGTCGCTCCGGGGGGCCTTGATGTGGTTGCCCCTCTGGCTGATTTTTCTGAGAAAGTAACCATTCATGGCCTGTTAACCTGGATGGGAGGTATGGTGGGGTCTGTTGTTTCTGGCGTGGCTTCAAAAATCACTGGTGCTGTTGAGTTCTTGGGGAGCGTTAAGGCTAACGGCAAGCCAATCGATGATACGCACACTCATGGCGGTGTTCAGCGCGGTGGAAGCAGTACCGACGGGGTAAACTGATGCGATACAGACGTGAAGACGCCGATGGCGATTACACCTTTGGCAGCGGTGATGACACCTGGCTGATTAACTCGCCTGAGGCCGTGGCGCAGGCTGTGAAAACGCGATTCGAATTGTGGTATGGGCAATGGTTTCTCGACACCACCGAAGGGACTCCGTGGATCCAGTCTGTGCTGGGCAGGCAAAAACCGGAAACTTACAACCTAGCGATCAGAAAACGCATTCTGGAAACGCAGGGCGTTAAATCAATCCTCTCTTTCAATACGACGGTGGATACCACGACCCGACGTGTCATGTTTTCCGCTGAAATCGACACTCTCTATGGAATAACGACTGTTACATCGGAGGCGTAATGGCTCTGAACCTTGATTCTCTCGGTTTATCTGCAAAGGTAACCGCAGAGGGGATCAGTGCGCCTGATTATCAGACGATACTCAGCACCCTGATTAGCTATTTTCAGCAGATTTATGGCAGTGATGCCTACCTCGAACCGGACAGCAAAGACGGCCAGATGGTGGCTCTGATGGCGCTGGCGATTCATGATGCCAATAATATGGCGATAACTGTCTACAACTGTTTTTCACCGGCAACCGGCTATGGGGCTGCACTGACCAGTAACGTGAAAATAAATGGTATTTCACGTAAAGGCGCGACGAACTCTACGGTTGATTTGCTTCTTACAGGAACTGCCGGAACAACCATCATTAATGGCAGCGTGAAAGACAGTAATAATGTGATATGGCGTTTGCCTGCTTCAGTGGTGGTCGGCGTGGATGGTACAGTGATGGCGACCGCAACATGTTCCGTCAGTGGTGCAGTGGCGGCGCTGGCTGGAACAATCACTGAAATTAATACGCCAACCCGTGGCTGGGTTTCGGTAACCAATCCTGCTGCGGCTACTGTGGGCACTCCGGCAGAAACTGATGCGGAGTTACGTATCCGCCAGTCGCAAAGTGTTGCGTTGCCATCAATAACCCCATTTGAAGCACTGGATGGTGCTGTTTCTAATGTTACCGGTGTAACCCGCCACAAACTCTATGAAAACGATACTGGTTCGGAGGACGGTAACGGGTTACCGCCACACTCTGTTGCTGTAATTGTAGATGGCGGTGATGTGACGGATATTGCTCAGGCTATCAGAGGGAATAAAGGCCAGGGGACAGCCACTCACGGCACAACATCCGTTACGGTTCCGGATAAATACGGCAATCCCCATGTAATCAAATTCTCGCGTTCCAGTGATGTGCCTGTTTATGCCCGGATTAAATTAAAAGTTTTTACGGGTTATACCTCACAGATAGGGCAGCAGATCCAGCAGGCTATTTCCGACTATATCAATAGTCTGATGATTGGTGATTCGGTCCTTTTAAGTCGCATTTACTCACCGGCGAATCTTGGCGTGGTGAGTGGCGGGAATGCACGCTATTACGATATTCAGGAACTGACGATTGGGAAATCCCCGGGGGCTTTGTCGTCATCAAACATTGATATCAGATACAACGAATCTGCGTCCTGTACCCCGGAAAATATCGTTATAACGGTGGAGTCATGAGCAAATACACCGAACTAATCACGAACTACCACGCCACCAAACCTAAATTTCTTGCGCATGTTGATCTGATGACCCGGCCGCTTATTGATGTTGCGGCGGCCACCAGAGGGCTGATTACTGCATTTGATATTGACTCTGCGGTTGGTGTGCAACTTGACATTCTGGGATTGTGGATCGGACGTAGCCGTGTTGTCAGCCAGCCTATCTCAGGTGTCTATTTCAGCTGGGATACCGACGGGCTTGGATATGATCAGGGGGTATGGCAGGGGCCATATGATCCTGATTCCGGATACATGTATCTCAGCGATGAAACTTATCGTGTCATCCTTAAAGCGAAGATTGCGATTAATAACTGGGACGGACGGAATGATTCGCTTCCAGCAATTCTTGACACGGCGACAGCAGGATCCGGGCTGCGAATGCAGATTGTCGATAACCAGGACATGACGATATCGGTCTGGGTCTTTCCTGATACTGATATTTCAGATGTATCGCGTGAGTTAATTGCTGCAATTAAACAGGGATATCTCACAGTAAAAGCCGCCGGGGTGTGGGCGGGTGGTATTGAAACACCTTCGGTGGAAACCCCATCGGAAGGTTCAAAATTTTTTGGTTTTGATATGGATAACGAATTTATCAGTGGTTTTGATGTAGGGGCATGGGGAGTATTACTCTGATGGCAAAAAATGACTTTAAAGCATTCGCAACGGGTAAAAATGCCAATGTTATGTCGCAGAAGGAATGGGAAGCGTTGCCTGCGCTTTTATCCGGATTTACAGCAGGGAAAGCCTCCAGTGCGCAAGTCAATAAGGTTATTCGGCAGGCCAGCTTTATTGCTGCAGCTCTGGCCCAGTTTGTAAGTGATAAAACGCAACGGGATGTGCTTGATAATGGTGATCTGCCCGGTTTTGTTGAATTGCTGGGATCGGGGTTTGCTGTTGAATACCTGAGCCGCAAGAATCCGTTTGGTGATATCAAATCGGATGGCACGGTGAAAACGGCTCTCGAAAACCTTGGTTTGGGAGATGGAACAGGAAGACTCATTGCAGTGTACCGGATTGACACATCCCGGCAAATTACACTGCCGAAAGATGCCAGGTTTGTTGTGGCAGATATGATTGGTGGCGGAGGCGGCGGTGGCAGTAACTCCACGACCGTACAACCCGGATATGCGTCAGTAGGGCAGGGCGGGAATTCAGGTAGCCGTGTGGTAGCAAAATTCACAGTTGATGCCAGTCAGAAAATTAATATTACTATTGGCGCAGGTGGTGCGGGGGGCGTGCCAACTCCCGCAACCGGAGCTAATGGAAGTGACGGTGGTGCTACGATTATCGACGGTATTACTGCTACTGGTGGGAGAGGTGGAGCTAAGGGGGCAGCATTTAATGTTCTGCCAACCGGCGGGCCTACAGCGTCTCCGAATGCTAATAACACCATTCCTGGTAGAGCAGAATTGATAGCACAGCATATCGGGTATGGTGGAAACTCTGGATTTCTGTTCTCGGATAAAAATGCGCTTGGCGGGAAAGGGGCTGACTCTGAGTTCGGAGTGGGCGGTGTGGCAATCGGAATTAGTTCGGGAGTCAATGCATCGGCGGGAAATAATGCCAGAGGCAATGGCTCTGGCGGAAGCGGCGCGGTCTCTATTTATGGCTCAGGGTCTACCGGGGTGTCTATGTCAGGTGGAGCAGGGGCTGACGGTCTGGCGATTTTGTGGGTATACGGCTAATGAACAGATACGCACTAATTAAAAACAATATTGTTGTTAATATCGTTGTTTGGGATGGTGCAGGAGATATGTTTGCCGATTTTAAGGCAGTTAATATCTCTGGTGTTGCAGTTGATATTGGATGGATCTATGACGGAAATAATTTCACAGCCCCTCCCGAACCTGAGAAAACTAAAGAACAGTTAATCCAGGAAGCAGAACTCGAAAAAGAAGGACGCATACGTGCTGCAAATGATTTTATTAACAGCAAGCAGTGGCCCGGTAAAGCGGCTATTGGTCGTCTGAAAGACGAGGAACTGGCGCAATATAATTTGTGGCTGGATTACCTGGACGCACTGGATCTGGTGGATACCTCCAGTGCGCCAGATATTGAATGGCCTACGCCTCCGGCAGTTCAGGCCAGCTAATCTCAGGTGCCGTCGAAGTGTCGACGGCTTTTACTTCTTTTTTGTATTCTATCCAGGCAGATAGTTTTTCTTTATCTGTACTGCTGATATCACCAAGCATTAATTCCACAATTCCACCCGCCAGTCAGTTGTGACATTATCGGCAGGCGACACACTGGTTGTCTGGAATGTCGTGCTGGTGGAGGAGTTGCGCGAACGAGGCATCAACTTTCGTAGTCTGACTGATTCAATTGATACCAGCACACCAATGGGACGCTTTTTCTTCCATGTGATGGGTGCCCTGGCTGAAATGGAACGTGAACTGATTGTTGAACGAACAAAAGCAGGACTGGAAGCTGCTCGCGCACAGGGACGAATTGGGGGACGTCGTCCCAAACTTACACCAGAACAATGGGCGCAGGCCGGGCGATTAATTGCATCAGGCGTTCCTCGCCAGAAGGTGGCGATCATCTATGATGTTGGCGTATCGACTTTGTATAAGAAGTTTCCGGTCGGAGATAAATGAAACCGTAGCACGTCGTATGCAAGAACGTGCCACGGCTGGCTGATGGACGTTCGATAGCGCGAGTTTGAATGAAAATCAGCCGGAGATGATTTTACATAATTGCTACGGAATTATTCAATACAGGAATTGCTTGTGTATGCATGGATTGACCTGAAATATTCCCGAAAATTTCTCTAAAAAACTCGAAAAAAATGGTAACTAATTGAATGTATTAATATGCAATGGTACGCGTTAGGGATTAAAAGATGAACGTAAATTTATTCAACGCATTAATTTTAAAGGGGTTTATTGTTTGTTGACGAAAACAGGAATCGTGTTCGGTCTCTTTTTATCTATAAAACCAGTTTGATAATGGCATTACTGCTTTTCCCTCACTGACTTCACAATCAACCATAACACACACTCTACTGCTTCAGTCCAGGCTTTTTTAACATTTTTGTTAAAATAATGTGATCTTATGCGCGGGAGTAAGGAATTGATGAAACAGGCAGGCCACATCTATCAGAGAATTGATGGTAGTCAGTGGCGACATATTTGGCTGGTGGGTGATATTCATGGCTGCCTGGCGCAACTGCGAGAGAAATTATGGTTCTGCCGGTTTGACCCGTGGCAAGACTTGTTAATCTCGGTTGGTGACGTTATCGATCGTGGCCCGGAGAGTTTGCGTTGCCTGCAATTACTGGATCAACGCTGGGTCAGGGCGGTAAGAGGCAATCATGAGCAGATGGCGATGGATGCGCTGGCATCGCAGCAGATGTCTTTGTGGTTTATGAATGGTGGCGACTGGTTTGCCGCACTGACAGAGCACCAACGTGAGCAAGCGAGAAGGGCGCTGGAAAAGTGCGGGTCTTTGCCGTGGATAATTGAATTAAGCTGTAGTAGCGGACTGCATGTCATCGCCCATGCGGATTACCCCAATGATATTTATGAGTGGCATAAGGAAGTCGATCTGCATCAGGTGTTGTGGAGTCGCTCGCGATTGCGTGAAGGCCGAAAAGGGCAGGGAATTACCGGCGCTGATCATTTCTGGTTTGGTCATACGCCATTACGCCATCGCGTAGATATCGGTAACTTGCATTATATTGATACCGGCGCGGTCTTTGGTGGAACACTCACGTTGGAACGACTCCAGTAATTAAAAGTCACTGTAATCTTGCGCAGGCCGCCAGAACCCATCAATGAAATCTTCAACGGGAAAACAGCCACCGTGGCGGATCCGTTGATCGTCCATTGAGTAGAGGCACTGCTGTTCCGTATTGTAGACATCAACCACAATATCTTCACAACCAGCGTCCAGATAGCAAACAAAAAGTACCTGCGCGAACAT